ACAATGCCAACAAAACCAACGATATTTCAAAAGTTGACAAATATATTGTCAAACAGTAGCGATATACAGACGGCTGTCAAGAAAGTAAATTCATATGGAATTGACGGTTCTGATATTCTTTTCAGAACAAATAATAAAGAAGAATATGACAGTAAGCTTAAACAATTAAAACAACAGCATCTTCTTGCAAGGCAATGGAAAAAGGCTAATTACGAATTAACCAACAAGTCACTTGCCGGATTGAATGAGGTTAAGATGATGTATAGGGATGCAGACTTAATGGACTGTTTCCCTGAGATTGGTGCTGCACTTGATATACTGTCAGAGGAAACAAACTATATTCCGAAGAATGGTTTTTTGGTAAATGTCACTTCAAAATCAGAACGTGTAAAATCCATATTACAGGATTTGCTTGTAAATAGACTTCAAATTAACATCATGTTACCTATGATATGCCGTAGTATGTGTAAGTATGGTAATACATTCATGTTACTTGACATTAATGAGGAAAATGGTGTTGTAAATTGGAGGCAATTGCCTGTTTATGAAGTTGAACGTTATGAAAATGGTATGGAAAACCCATATGTAGGTGCTTATCAGAGTTTGAATAACATTGATTTAAACCAAACTGATGCAACTAAATTTGTATGGGTAGGGCAAAATGAATTTATACCATATCGAAATTGGCAGATTGCACATTTCAGATTGCTTTATGATTCATTACTATTGCCATATGGTGTATCATATCTTAATAAGGCAAGAAGGCATTGGAGAATGTTATCAATGATGGAAGATATGATGCTTATATATCGTCTTGAACGTTCTATCGAAAGACGTGTATTCAAGGTTAATGTTGGTACAATAAGTGATGAAGATGTCCCTGCATTTGTGGAAGATATTGCAAATAATTTCAAGAGAACACCAATTATTGACCCAATGACCGGCCAATTGGATTTAAAGAAAAATATCTTGAATGTATCTGAAGACTTCTTTGTGCCTGTACGTGATTCCAATGAAAGCAGCCCGATTGAGACACTTCAGGGTGCTCAGAATATGACAGCAATGGATGACATTAAATTCGTACAGAATAAGGTTTGTACAGCATTAAGAATACCAAAATCATATTTGAATTTTGAAGAAACAACCGGTGATGGTAAAAACCTTTCTTTGCTTGATGTAAGGTTTATGAGAACTGTAAACAGAATACAGCAGGCATTGTTAATGGAATTGAACAAGATATGTATTATTCATCTTTATTTGTTAGGGTTTGAGGATGAACTGACCAATTTCAATCTTACAATGAATAATCCATCTTCTCAGGCCGAAATGCTTGAATTAGAGAATATGGCTAAGAAAGTTACAACTGCTAAAGATGCTATTTCTGATGCAGGTAATGGTATTCAGCTTATGTCTTGGACAAGGGCTTGTAAGGAAATCATGGGTTGGTCAGACAAAGAAATTGAAGAAAACCTACAAGAAATCAGGCTTGAAAAGGCATTGGCTGCTGAATTGGAGAAGACTTCACAAATTATCAAGAGGACTAAGATATTTGACAAGGTTGATAACATTTATGGCGAAGCCGGTGCTGAGTATTCAGAAGCAGCTCCGGGAGAGGAAGGTGAAGAAGGTGGAATGCCCGGAGGTGGCGGCGGTGGTTTCGGAGGAAGTGCTGTCGAAAGTGAAGACTTTGATTTCGGTGATGAAGAAGGTGAAGAAACCGGTTCAGAAGGTGAGATGGATATGAATGCTGCTGCCAATGAGATTGGTGGAGAAGAAGCAGGAGGTTCTGAAGAAGCCTCTGGCAGTGAAGGTGAAAGTTCCACAATGGGTGAAACCTTTATGAGAAACCTTTTGAAAAACACAATTAATGAACAGAAGGAAATACAGAAGGATATTATTAGAAAAAGCAAGAACTATACCAATAAACTTGCAAAAAAGAGAAAAGAATACTATCAGAATAAGTCACGTATAAACGAAAATGTTCCAATTTACCAAAAGAATTTCCTTATTAATGAAGATTTGGACAATATGGTTAAGCAATTGGAAAAATTAAACAAATAAAGACACCTATTTATTTAATAAAAGAGAATACAATGGCAGAATTTAATGATACATACCGCAAGGCAGGAATACTTATGGCAAGTGCCTTGAAAAAATATGAATCCGGTGATATAGAAGGTGGCAACAGAGACCGCCAAATGGCCAATGAAATGTATGACAAGGCTGAAGCACAAGTAGATGCAACTGCTATGCTTTATGGAGAAAACCGTAATTTCGGTACTATCTATAAGGTATTTGAAAGTAATACGGCCAAACTTTTCAATAATAAGGCTGATAGACACAAGATTAATAAAGTAGTGAAACTTATTAAGGAAGATAAGACCCTTAATAAGGAATTCGGTGTATATAAGACATTGGTTTATGCAGAGTCTGTAAAAAATGCCGATGCATATGTCAATGAGGTCGTTTCTCTTATACGCCCAATGGATAAAAAGAAGATTGTTGAAGCCAACCAGAAACTTATTGACCTTATCCGTAAGGAAGGCATAAATGAAATGGTGGAAATAAGTGATGAAGATGCAAAATTGTTTGAAGCAGTTGAATACATCCTTCTGAATGGAGAAAAACTTTCAAATGTGAACGAATATATTGAAGCAAAGAAATGTATCAAGGAACATATAGAAAAAAATTGCATCTATGTTGATACAGATAAGAAAAATATCGATGAGGTTTTTAACAACGGTGTAAAGGAAATACAAGAAGCATTCAATACAAAACTCAATAATAATGAGAAAATGCTTGTAGAGAAACTTTCAAGAGTTGAAAACAAAGAGGCATATTTTGATATGGCTAAACTTGATGCATTGAAAGCACTTAATTCACAACTTGAAGAATGTGAAGGCGAAAATAGGGAAAACCTTCAGAGGATAATCGAAAACGTAACCAAGAAAGCATTTAATGAAGATAAGTTTATTGCTGATGCTGCTGAATTTAGGGAAATAAAAAACACCTTAATCACGGAAGAAACAATGTCAAATGCATTAGTACAGACATTGGCAACAGAACTTGCTAAAAGTTACAGAGGTGAACCATCAAGAAATAGAGATTGGATAATCGGTGAAATATCCTATAATACGTCTGATAGCGTCGATGCTGCCAAGATAGTTAAGGATGTAATGGATTTATCCAAGAGATATAATCCGGAAGATGTTGGCTATATGGTAGTTAGCAATATGATGGCTGACAAATATAGAGGCTGGTGGAACGAAAGTGAAGAACATGGAGTAAATGAAGGATATACACCATCAGATTCATTTGAAGGGTATGCAGTAGATGATAACGGTGGAATGTTACCTATTAATAATCTGAAAATGATTGTAACTTTTGCTGCAACGCATCCAGAATATTTCGACCAACTTCCGTCTGAGATTAAGCAATCAGTTGAGGATGCACGTAAATATTTTGAAGAACATCCGGATATAGATTGGGAATTACAAAAATAAACATTAAACAACATACAACAAATGAAATATACATTAACCGAATCACAACTACAGGGGATGATTAGAAAATGCATTAAGGAATGCATTAATGAGCGTAAACAAAAAGAAGAAAAGAATAAAAAGGTGGACACTATCATTAGCGAAACAATTAAAAGAGTGATAAATGAAAGTAATGATGGACTTTTTGATGTCTATACGTCTGATAATGGAAAACCAGTATTTGTATCATATGGGGGCAATTTTTATCAGTTACCAAATGAAATGATTAGTATGCTTAGAGAGTTAGGTACAAGAAATGGAAGGGTTAATTTCCTTAACGCACTCAGTAATGTTCGTCCAACTAATGTTGATGTGACTAAACTTAAAGGCTTCGGTTATAAAAATCGTTCATTTAATGCTAATGCATTCTAAAAACAATGGATATATATTATTTAATCAGTCAATTAGATTGACTGATTTTTGTTTTATAAAAAAAAACTTGTGTTAAAATTTGTTAATTTGTAAAAAAAATAGTATCTTTGCAACGTATTATTTGGTTAATATATGAATACAGAGAATAAAAGAACAGCAAAGGAGTATAAATTATCATTTGATAATCATTTTAACATACAGTCAAAGTATGGCGCATTGGATAAAAATAATCCAGAAATATTACATATACGTTCAAAAGCAACCATTACACCATCAGTTAATAAAAAGGATTTTTCAGAGGACATAATTTTCTTAAAAAGGGAATTTGAAAAAAATGTTAAACAAACATTGATTAATTCATATGACTTTGAAAATAAACATATATGCTCAATAGAAATGAGTGAAAACGGTATTGCATTTGGTAAAAAAAGCCATGTGAAATATGACGTATATATTAAACCGAAATTTCAAAAGAAATTAAAGGAATACAATAATGATATACTGAGATTAGTATATAATTTTAACCTGAATTTAACTGAACTTTTGACAAATTGTGAAATAGAAATCATTGGTTGATTAATTATTTAAGTCCAAGAATATATTTATAATATATTGAATAGACTATTCACAAATGAGCAAAATATATAATAAGGAGCAACTTGTAGAGATTAAGAAAGGGCAAACAGGTTATGGCCTTCTTATCGAAAATGATGGCCATATTATTGGCAAACCAGATGTGATTAATCAAATTAAGGAAGATATTGATAATCACCATAAGTTTGTCATACCTGATGATTTTATTGTTTCAGCAGTTTTCCAAAAATACGGAATTAAAAATGCAAACGGAAGAATTTATCCGGAAGCAATATTGAAAAGAGAAGTTGAGAAATATATGAATACAAGAGTGGCAATGCATAATGCAATTGGTGCGTTAGACCATCCATCTTCGTCAACATTATCAGGCCATGATGTATCACATAACATATTGGATTTGAGATGGGAAGGACATACTTTGGTCGGAGAAATGAAACTTCATCTTTCACCAGGCTATAAACAATACGGTATTTGCTCTACAAGTGGAGACTTAGCCGCTAATATGATTTTAGACGGTATTCTTATCGGCGTTTCATCAAGAGGCGTAGGAAGCGTTGAGCAAAAATTTGGAACAACATTAGTATCAGATGATTATGAATTGCTGTGTTGGGACATTGTTATGGAACCAAGCACCAATTCGGCTTATATCAAAATGAATGCCAAAGAGTTAGAGCCTTTTATTGAAAGTAATACTATAAAT